CACCAAAAGTAACACGAGATTGGCGTTCAGGTTTGCCAATCCGCATCGTTGAGTGTGCATTCTCGCGTAGGACATCAGTTTCAACGGCTTCGACTTGATCTGAATGTTTTCTTTGAAAGTACTCAGTTCGCTCTGCCACCGTTTCCAACGGAATCCTAGCCAGAAGCAATCCGCCAACTCCAAACACTCCTTCATACTTACCCGAATCAATCGTAGGGGCCTCAAAATCTGGATATTCGTCTCGTCGAACAAGTTCATAACCCTCTCGTAACCGAGCACTTATGTTGCTCGTGTCATCGAAACCACGGGTTTCTGCCCTTATCCAGCGATGCTTAAATCCAGCAGGCGCGGGCGGAGCGTCTAAATTTGACTTTGGGGACCACGGCTTGCGTTGTGCAGTCGCAGCCCTCGATGATTTTGCGCGAGAAGTCTTTTTGATAGCCTCAATCTCTGTGTTTGTTGAATCTGTCATATCTACTCCTTCACGTACTTCGCGTATTCTTCAAGCGGCACTCCCAATCGTTTGGCAATAGTTACTTGGCTAGGGGAGAGTCTAACCTTTTTGCCGCGTCCCCCTTTCGAAGGACGAGATACACCGGCTACGGTTTGCGTAGTTCGGCGTGCATTGGAAGGCTCTTCTTCAAACTTGTGAGGAAAAGACTCCCGAATTCTTGAGTCCAAGGCATCATAGTATTCGTCACTTGTGCCGTCCATACCTTTTTCTTGGATCAATTCTTTGTGTATACCAAAAGCCGCAAACGTCATTGCAGAGTCTTCTCCGAACCACGGGTTCGCTTCTGCCCAATCTTCGGCTCTGGGGTCGGGCCGGGTTTGTTGCGGAGCGGGTTGATATACGGGTTGTTCTATTTCTGCCTGCACCTGTGCGGCTTGCGCTTCGCGTTGAGCGCGAGCTTGTGCATGCCGATCTGCTGCCACTGCAAGCTGTGATATCTTTTCTTGAGCAGAAAGCTGTCGGTCAGTGTCTCCGGTCTCTATAGCCGCTTTGAGCTCATCTTTGGCTCGTTGCTGCTCTGATGAAACACGGTTGCCGTATTCGTCTATATAGCTTTTATCGAGGTTGTGCAGACGTTGTTTTACACTGCTGTTTTCTTGCTGTACCGCTTGCGCAAACTTTACAGCTTCTTCGCGCTCTCGTTCTGCTTCGCGAGCTCTTTTAGTAAGCTGATTTATGCGCTTCTGAACAGACTTGCCGTATTGCTCATGCTCATCTTCTTGAGCTTCTGCTGTTACAGGCTCTTCGGGCGCCTCTTCCCCGGAGACCTCCGGTTCTTCCAAGATAACTTCTTGTGCTTCCTCATCAAAATCAAGATCGACTTGACCGTTATCTGCTTGATGGGCGGGACCTGACTCTGCCATTGTGTTGCTCCTTAACCGTGGTAAATATCTTTAGGATCTAAAATAGTTCCTAAGATTTCGTCGTCGTTTAACATGCGAACCTCACTACCAAAAGCAGCTTTCTTGTCGCCGTTGAGACGGAACCGAGAACCTGAGTACCGGGCAAAAATTACCCAATCACCTTCTTTACACCACACACCTGTCGGATAGCGTTCTTTATCTTTATAGGCGAGCGGCCCGGCTTTGAGAACGTAACCGACCTGAGTCTGCACTACGTCTTCTTCAAGAGTTTTCGGCGCGAGCAAAATGCCTCCGTCACTCTTTTCTGGGGGCCTAAACGGCATAATGAGGATACGCCAACCCGTAGGTTGTGGGAGGCGGTCTACAAGTTCTTTATCAATTAAGGATGGGTCTAAAACCAAATCTTTTTCTGCGACGTAGCTACCGGACAGATCCAGTGCTTCATTCGGGTCAGGCATCTCGTTGTTCCTGTTTTTTAAGCATTTCAGAGAGTTCAACCAAAACGTAATCGCACGCTCTGATCTCACCCATGCATTCTCTGTAATGTTCCATGTCTTTGATCCCGCCTTCAGACATGAGTTCCTGAATTTGGGCTTTGCGACCTTTCAATGTCTTTTGTACAAACTGCACTACATCTAGATCGTTCAAGTATCGTACCTTATCGTTTATTCTCTGGCTATGTCCGATACTATCCTACTGTTACAGCCTACGCGATAGTAAATTTACCGCCTCGTTCTGCTGCTCCCATGCCCCGTGCCTTGCCTCTAGTGATCTTGGCAAACATCGTGTCGGGGGTTTTTTCTTCTTTCGCGACCGCGTATGGAATGCTGCCTTGACCTTCTATCTCGGCCTTGGCAACAGGAGTGGGCGGCTCTTTTGGCTTCACGCCATTTACTTTGACTGTTCTCATTGGTCACCTCTTTGTTTCAAAAGTTCCCGTTCGATGCCCGCTTGAATGCGTGCCTGCGTCTGGGATTCTTGGCTTGCCAGCCTTTGCTGGAAGTTTGCTTCGCGTTGCGCAAGCTTTTCTCGCTCCAATTGAAGCTTGGCTTGCTCTTCTGCAACGTCGTTTTGCTCTTGCTGCGCTTTTAGCTGCAGTTCTTGTTCTTTCAAAGCAATTAACGGATCGGGCCCCTGCTGTTCTTGCGGTTGACCCGCCTGCTGGATCTGCTGCCCTAGTTGAACGACCTGCTGCATACCCTGTGCTACAAACTGCGCCACCATCGCTTGGAAAGGTGCATTGTTTGCGGGATCTGCGATTGCCACGTTGGGATTCTGTTGCGCAAAAGCAGCCTCTGCTTGCTCTTCTGCCATCATCTGAATGTGATTCAAGATGTGCTTCTGGATGGTAAGCACCACCTGCGGCAACGTAGCGGCCACACCGCCGGTTACAAACAACAAGTGGGCCTGTATGTGCGCCATGTGATCTTGACCCTTAAAAGCCTCTAAAGGCACGTTCTCAAGGGCGTCCATGTTTTCTCGTGCAGGATCTTTCGGGCGAACCTCGTCCGGCACCTCTGCATTCAAAATCTGATCTACATTTCTGACGCCCATAGCGTCATAAACTCGGCGGTACACCTGCGGCATGTTGTGGATCTGCGGCGCCTGCATAGCCATTTGTAGCTCCGTCTGAGCTAAAGCAATGCGCTGACTTTGCGAAAAGATATTCGGGTCAGAAACCGGCAATACATCTACACGTTCATCAAAATCCTTAGATTTTACCGCCTGATCCGCCCCAGCAACGGCGTACGGGTACACATCGGGCAGGCTTTCGTTCATAACACGCGCCAAAATCCGAAACTCTACTTTCATGGCGTAATGGAGGCGCTTATGGATGGCGCTCATAACACGACCGCCTTGCTCGATCATAGCGATCGTAGTACCAACCGCTGCCGATTGGTTGCCATCCCCGACTTTCATGTCGGTAATCGTCGCAAAACGCTGCGCGGCGCTTACAACAAAGCCTAAAAGCTGAAATAACGTGCCATCAGGTCCTTTGAACGGCAAAGGCATCAAGCTATCGCGTATTACACCGCCCGGAGCGTCTACATCTCTAAATTCACCGGGTTGTAAGGGGTCATCGTCGTCTCTTATACGCAAACCACGCGCTTTGAAGCCCGCAGGTAGGTTAGAAAGCGTTCCTGCATCGATTAATTGACGCAAAGCAGCCGTTGCAGTGCGAGAAAGGCCACCGATCGTGTGAATCAAGCCCATCCCATAGAAACCAAAGCCCGGAAGGAACTTGTAATGAACAAAATACTGGATTTTTGACGTCAAAGGGTCGTCTTCTCGGTAATTCCTTCGTACGGCAAGCACTTTTCCGTTGTCTTCGCTGATCGTAACGACGTAAGGAACCTTAATACCGGTCATTTCGCCGTTTTCATCGACGTCTTCGTACCCTTCAAGGTCTAAATCGACGTGGCACTCCAGCAAAGTACAGTCATAGTCGACACTAGAAGCTTTGGTGCCGTCAATGTAGTCGATTTCGTCACTCACACTGGTCGAATCAGGTTGCGATGGAAGAACTTTGATGTCTCGATAAAACCCACTGACCTGTTGTTTACGCAAATCATTCAATGACATGCGCACAATGTGCGTTATGTTCGGGCAAGTCTCCAGATCGTTGCTCTCATACGGCACAACCAAGTGCTCTGCCGGTATAAATTTACAAACCGGACGTCCCAAAGCGTCGTCAAAGTACACTTTTTTGAATGTTGAGCCTGCCAAAGGCAAATAAAACAGCATTTGGTCAAACTCAGGCGTGTATTCCTCCATCACATTCGTGATGTAGTAATTCATAAAATCTTGAACACGCTTGGCTTGGTCCATCTTTTCCGTGCTCTGTGAGCCAAGGACCGTGGTTCGTACTGGACCGCTCGCTGGCAATAGCTCATTGAACGCCTGTGCTTGAAACTGTACCGCCGCTTCTGCCAAAAGTGGATGTGTTACACCCGTAGCGCCCCGAAAAGGCTCTGTACGCTCTTCGTAGTTAAAGCCCAAAAGCTCAAGGCCCTTGGAATACGCGTCTTCCCAATCCTGCCTCGATGCACGGTTCGCAGAATACTGCTCCATAAGCTCGTTGGACACTTGCGAAAGCACAGAATCAGGCAAAAACTCGGCTAAATTGTCGTAGAAATCGTCTTCTCGGTCTCGATTTTTAAACGGATCGAAGTCCAAAGTTGCACCACCGTCATCCTCTTGAATGATTTCAATGCCTTGAATATCTACACGAGTTGCAATGTCGCCGGGCAACGTCTCAACTTCTACCGCCTGAACGTCCTCTACATCAAGATCCAGACCTTGGCGGTCCATCAACGAAACAGGAGGTGTATCACCATTTGCCATATTTAAGCTCCAAAGCTACCAATGCCGCGACTCAAGCCTACCTCACCACCGTATCGCATACCACCTCCTTGGCCGGGATCTGTTATGTCGATGACACTAGGATCTTTTGTCGCAGGTTTGCCGGGCCCGCCGCCACCTGTTCGAACACACGTCGGTTTTCCATTTACGAATTGTAAAACGTAACCACTACCGCATTGGTACATCTGCGAGGCCGGTAAACCAAAAGTACCGGGCGCACTGTTTTGAGATCCGGTGTTGATCAAACCAGAATTAGATGAAGGTGCCCCTGATCCCGCGCTCATAGCTTCTTGTAAAACTGCTGGATCGGTCACTGCATTAGGGTCATAAGTAGCTCGTGTTCCAAACAACGACGGCATCGATTGTTGTGCTACGGGTTTGTAAACTGGCATCACATATCCCGTTGCACGCTCTTCTTCTGTGCCTTCAAACGGCATGTACGTGCGTTTGATTTCCATACCCTGACTGCTTGGGTAACCAGTGGTGTAGTCAGATATGGTGTCGCCCACATTAAGATTCACGCGGTTCAACAACGACTGAATACCCGACAGCCCAAGACCTGCAGGCTGTTGTTGTGCAGCAAGTTGTGCTTCATATGCCGCTGCCGCAGCCGGTGTTGCGTGGAAAGTCCCGTCGCTTGCTTCTGTGATTACTGCAGAGGTGTTTTGCTGTGCTGGTTCCGTAGTAGTTGTTACAGGCGTTGCAACCTGTCCGTACGCTCCTCGATCGATCGCAATGCCGGTTTCGGTTGGTGTTGTAAACAACTGCTCTTCTGCTGCTTGCGCAGTCTCCGCCGCTTGCAATAGTTCACCCTGCGTAGGCGCACTATAAATCGGATCAGGGTCGGGCGTTGCAGCTATCTGCGCTTCCATCGCAATACGATCGGCCTCTTGCTGGGCCGCCAGTTGCTCTGCTGCTTGAAGCTGGGCCGCTGCTTCTTGATCTGCTATTAACTGGGCCGCCTGCTGGGCCGCTAGTTGTTCTGCAGCTAACTGCTCGGCGGCTAACTGCTCGGCTATCAATGCTTCTTCGGCCTCTTGCGCCGCTAGTAACTCAGACGCCAACCTTTCCGCTTCTTGTGCGGCCGCTTGTTCTGTTGCCAAGCGTTCTGCTTCTTGCTGCGCTAGTAACTCAGCGGCCGCTTGTTCGTTTGCTATGCGAATAGCTTCTTGTTCCGCAGCTACTCGATCTGCTTCTTCTTGTGCAATCCGTATTCGTTCCGCCTCTTCCGCTGCCGCAAGATCTCTAGCCGCCTGCTCCGCTGCCAAAATTTCCGCAGCAGTAGGCCCGGCCTGTACCGGTTCTGCGACAACAGGGGGCAAATAAACGGGTTCGGTTGGAGTCGTTGCGACCGGAGCAGCTACAGGAGTCGTTTCTACAGGGGCAGTCGCAACCGGAGTCGTAGCGACAGGGGTGGTGTCTACGGGGGTTGTGGCTACCGGGGCTGTAGCGACAGGGGCTGTAGCGACAGGGGTAGTCTCTACAGGGGTAGTCTCTACAGGGGTAGTCTCTACAGGGGTAGTCTCTACAGGTGTAGTCTCTACAGGTGTAGTCGCAATCGGAGTCGCCACAGGCGCTGTTGGAGACAACAATACGTCATTGCCTTCATATAAAAGCATACCCGGCTCAAACGGTGTCTGGTTTGGTGCTGTGCCATAAATGGCTTGTTCTGGCAAACCTTCAGGGTTTTGATACGCACCGTAGTCCGTGGGCCGTGGTTGTTTCAAAGCGGCCTGCTCTAACACTCTTTGCGCCGCAATATCTGCCTGCATTGTTGACGCAGGAGAAACCTGTGCCGGAGCCGCTTGCGCAACCGTTTGTGCAGCAAGAGCCTCTGCAGCCTGTGCCGGAACTGCGTAAGCAGGCAACGCTGAAGGGTCAAACTTAAAATTAGAAAAATCTATGTTGGGCTCAAAACCGCCCATCGCTCCACCGTTGTACATACCGACA